CGTCTTAACTGTTTTGGCGCGGAGTTTCTTCACAAAATCATCTAAAGTTTTGTGACCGGCATCCATATCGCCACTGCCCATGCCAACGACAGTCTCTGGCGGAATCACATATTCTCCGCCCGCTGCGATAATCGGAACAAGTTCTCCAGTATAGCCGCCACGAGCATAGGCTCTAGGCAAACCACCATACTGTTTCACGATGTCGGTCATAATGCGGAACCCCGCCATGGTATTCCCTTCCCCCATAGCAGAAATGATATCTGCCGGGATGACATAAGACCCCGATGGGACATGCATAGGCAGGTGGTCCGTGCGACCTGCAACGGGGCTATGGATCGGCCCAATATGCGGTTTAATTCGTGGCGCCCGTGGCTTGAGGTTACCCATTTTTCCGGGCATCATGCCTTGGGTTGTGGTAGTGGTCGTTGTGGACCCCATACCGCCAAACGCTCTCTTAGTGCGCCGCGCCGTCTCCAACGCAATGGCAATAGCCTGCTTCTGAGGACGGCCAGAATGCATTAGCTCACTGATGTTGGAGCTAACGGTCTTTTGGGATGAGCCTTTTTTTAAGGGCATGGTCACACCGTCAGATTGTAGAAGGAAATAGACCCCGTTCCAGAGCCTGTCGGGCTGTTGTTCAAACCACGAACACCCAAGGTATAAGTGTCACTAGTGCCAAATCCGTTGCCGCTGAGTGACGCTGTATATCCTATTTGGATGTCGAAGTTATATCCCGTTGGCACAATAGCAGTGTCTGTTGACTGGGAACTTTGAGCAGAAAATGATGTTTGAATGATTTCATTCACTGTAGTCGTCATGGCTGTTGCGGCAAGATCGACATCTACCTGACCAGAAGAAAGAGCTGCGCCAGCCCACGTTGCTCCGGTCAAAGTTGCATTCCGAGCCAGCACAATTTCATAGCCCGTCGATCCACTGGCAGTCGGATGAAACAAAATTCCCTGCGGGATTACGATGGCTCCGTAGTAACTTGAATTTACTCTGATTGAAACCAAAGGCGTAAATGTGAGATTTGTATTGTTGGCAATCGACTTCCCATCATCAGTGCGACGAGCCGTAAATATCTGCGATGTTTGCTCGTATCCGCCTTCAGACTGTACGGAAGAGCAGATCATTTGAAGTGTGGATGCCGATGCCGTTGCTCCTGTGTTGGTAATTTCAAACCGCAGCGGCAGAATAGCTGTTTGCATATACACAGAAGTGCCAATGTTGGCATTCTGGAACGTGTGGCAAACAACAAACTGGCCGTTGATGACAAAGCCGCAGCGGACGTTGCCCACGCCAAGCCATTCAAAGTCAAACCAGAGAATTTGCGTCTTTGTTAGATCAAGCGTGACACCAGACGGACCTGTACCGTTTAACTTGTCACCATTCCAGTTTGCCTGCGCCACATAACGAGTATTATCAACAGAGCCGCCCGTATAGGTGCGAATGACAAACGTGACCCCGTTTGGCCCCTGTTCCAAGTACACACCGTTGTAGGCGCTGTAGTACCCCACGCGCTGCGTCAGATTTGTTTTAGCCGCAGCCATTGTAAACGTCTGAAGCGTCAGCAGGCCCTTCCCCGGCTGATACGGAAAGACACGAAACGTCTGTGCCAGAACCGTTGATCCAGACGATGTAGTGACAGCAAGATCAACTGAAGACTTATTTGTATTATAGGTCGTCGTGCCGCCAGTCGCGGTCACATAACTATATGCAGGGTCGGCAGCAAAACGGCTCTGACTATCAAACAAGGTGTATGGCGATGTCACACGCAGGCGACCAAACGCATCAACAGTCGATCCGCCGAACTGTGCATAGAAAGCGTTATTAACCGACGAGCCATAGGGAGGGTATACGGTGATTGTCATCAGCCCGGCCCTCCACCAACCTTGAATGAGACTGTTGACGCTGATGCGTAAGCGGCCACAAAGCCGCCAGCCAGCAGCACCTGCTGTCCGGTCCACTGCACGGTCGTGTTTCCATTAATTGGAGCGTTGTAAAATACAGCATTGCTTGCCCCGGCGGCTTCACCTGACGCACAGAGAGATATGTAGAAAGTTGCAGGCGTCGCTGACGTGTTGCAAATTTCAATATCTACAATTGCCATCTGATTTCCTGCGGGAACTGTATACAGAGTTGAATAGCTACCCGTACCAGCCGCGCCAGAGGCCAGCGGCTTCCCCCTTATGTAAGTGTAAATTCCAAGCAGACTTTGATTGAGGCCGTTGATGGCAACGACACCATTTTTCTGCGTAGTGAGAATATCGTCGAGACTTGCAGGCATTAGTATTTCCCATCCTGCTGAATGCGATAGCGCATGTTGCCGATACGCCAGAACGAGCCAAGGTCATTGCTTTCGATTTTAATCGAAACAAGACGGCCACGAAAACGGGGCGTAATGTATTGCGTGCCCTGCACCAGATTATATGGGCCATAGGCGTATGGCGTACTGCCGGGATAGTCAGTCGCATAAAAGGTCAATTTTACGGTAGCGTTTTGCGCGCCGCCAAAATAACCCCACTTCATGTCTGGCCAGACCTGATCAATGAACATCTTCACGTCTGCCTCAGTCAGCGCGAAGTAGCCCGTCTGAAAGCTGGCCTCAATCGGGATAGGCTCATTAGCCGCATTTACAGCGTCTGTAGATGTTTCATGCTGAATGATAAAGTTGTCTGTGCCACCGGGCAGTATGCCAGCACCAATAGGCGGACCAAGGACGCTCTCATTAATCCATGCGGTGCGAGAAAGAGTGCCGTAGTCCCACTGGTTCAGTGAGATGTTATACTTCACATACGCATTGATCTCGCCGCCATTGCCAAGTGTTGGGTAAAACCACGAGATCTCATTGAAGCGAGAATTGGGCGCAATGCGTATTTTATCCAGATTGGATGTGTCGAGGTCTTGGAAGATCACGTCCCAGATCGGGCATGGAATGCTTTCAACGCCGGAGCCTGCAAACTTGAAGAACTGGCTTTGACCCATCCAATACACCACGCCACCCATAGAGCCAGCCGCCTTGCGGCCAATCAGTCCGCAGCCCGTGCCGACTTCGTTGAACTGATAAACGTAAGGCTGGCCGACATACTGCATGGCCCACACGCCAAGGTCAGTCCAGATCAGGCCCTGCTGCGGGCCTTGAATACATTGAACAATGCGCGAGCCCTTCGGGATGCGATACGACCCGTCAGCAGCGGGTCAATAACGCCAGTAAATGTAGAACCCCACGCGATTACCTGACGCTGAGGCATCGCGACAAACATGCCCTCATTCGCAATCGGCGCATTGGCAATGATTGTCGCGACAGGATTGTTTGTCGTGGGAGACCACTCGTAGATCGGGCCATTCAACGGATTGGAGAGTAGTGTCTCTCCCCAATTGTCGAGCGTCCAATCAATCGCAGTGATAGGCGTGCCTGTTCCAGATGTCGGCGGTATGCCTGATCCATAACCGCCAGTGCCATACCCGCCCACGCCGTAGCCGGAATTGGCAGCCAACGGCCCGATGCCATTGTAGTAAACAAAACGGACATTGCCGCCATTTTCAAAAGCACTTGTCGTCGATGTGGCAGACGTACTGGCAGTAATGGCAAAGACACTGGACGAAGAGACTTCGGTGACAATGTAATTGCCATCAATCGTCACGCCCCCGACAGATGTTGGAACAAGAATTGTAAAGGTGCTACCAACAGAAAGACCATGATCTGCAAGTGTCACATCGACAAGCGCAGAGCCATTAGTCGTGTCGAACTCAGGCACCAATCCGCCACCAGTAACCGTCGCGGTCGCATAGGCTGGAGCGCCGAGAACGTCTTTTGCCAAGATTTGAAACTGATTGGCGCTGACAGGAATGACAGTGTACGGGCCAAACAAGACAAGGCCACCAACGCTGACTTGCGTCCTAATATCTACAACGTCATATGCATCAAGCGCACTTCCAGTAGCATCGATTGTGACGATGTCGCTACCAGACGTTGTTGAGAAGGAAACCGCAATGTTTGCGGTCGTCGTTTGAGGCGTAATGTCCTTCAAACCACCTTCTGCAATGACATCGAGCGACGCCTCAGCACCAACACCGAGCCATGCATTCGCATTAATGTCTTCCCAAGCGAGAAGGCAGCGCACAACTGAACCAATACCGCTCGTATAAAACTGCGTCCAACCCCCAAGCTTCTGAACAAGACCAAGATTGTTTCGGTCAGGCACAAAGCGGACAAGGTTGGAGTATGAGATCGCCGCCTCATTGAGGGCGGGCGTCTTGTTTTGATCGACGCCAGCGATGAGTTTGAGTGCCTGATGCGGCATGTCTTACCTCGTCGGCGTGGCGGCGGTAGACGGTGACTGCGACGACCACGCGGCAGCCTCGAACTTCTTGCGATTTTCCTCCATCATCGCAGACTTCAGAAGGGCTTGATATTGGCTCTCGTAAGTGATGGCCATCTGCGGGTCATCATTTGCACGGCCGAAGTTGCGCTGGTAGGCGCTAATAAAGATCATGCTGGCCATGATGAAGAGATCAGGCAGATACAGGCTAATAAATGTTGTCGTGTTAGACGACGACAGGCTGTTCGGGCGATAGGTGCCAATGATTTCGCAGGTGTAGTTCTGATCGGGATATGGCCCAACGAGGAACGTATAGTCATCAAACGGGCAGAAATACTTAGGCAGTCCCGTGCTCGACGCCACATTGTATACCTGATCGAGGAACTCTTTAGTCGTCGGAAGCAGCGGATTTCGAGTGCCGTTGTCCGGGTTTGAAGTGCCAGCCGGGGTGATCACATTGATTTGCTCAGGAACAACAAATGTGCCCGAAGGAACGCTAATCTGACGGCTGCCAACGGTCAGGCCATAAGACGTGGTCGCAATCGACGTAAACAGAAAGTCGAGATCGCGATACATGCGGTTCTCGGCGTATGTGATCATCTGCGG